TTGCAAAATATTTCTACTTTTTTTCTAAATTTAGGAATACGTTTCATGATATGCATGAAATAACTATATAAATCAGATTTGTTTGTTTTAAGTGAAGACTCAAATTTATTTTGGTGATGAAAATAGTCTAATATTTGTTGTCTTTTAGTCTTCATTTTTATTTATTTTTTGAATATTCTTAAATTTGAGTTTTTAATTTCTAATGACTGTTTAAATATAACATCTAGAAAAGTGTAGGTTATGTAGTTTTTCAATTTATATCCTTGAGTTTGGATATAAGAGCTTGTATATTTAGCGGGCCTACATTTCTAAACACTCAAAGGTCCGCTAAGAGTTGAGTGTTTAGAAATATCTCTTATATTTTTATTTTATCGTTATTTTACTTAATATTTTTTAAAAGTTTATAAAGATACAAAGGCCCGAAGGCCTTTGTTTGTTTTACACTTTAGTGTAATCTTACATTGACTTTAAATTTTTAACTTAAAGAAATACTTTAATCTAAACACCAGCCAGGCTTGTTCCGGTAAGGTCTACACCATAGCTTCTTGCATATGTTTTAGCTCTATCATTACTGATTGGAGTTTCAACACCTGGAATAGTTTCTAGTGCGTATCGTGTTTTTGCGATGATGGCAGGTTGACCTGTTTCGAACTTAGTTACTTTTGTGAAGCTTAGAGGCACATATGGCGCGAAGAATCCCATTGCGTCGCGTCTATCGGCACCTTTATACAAAATTGTTGTGTAATCATTTTTAGAGTATTGGTCAACGATAACACGAAATTTATTATCGAAAATTCCGGCAACACCACCAGCAACTGGTTGAGAAACTGAACTTGCTTTAGTAGCAATTTTAAATGAACCAACTTCATCTAACATTGTAGCAACACTTGGAGAAACAACAGCAACATTACCTTGTCCTCTTTTTGTGTCAATACCAATTTGGTTAGATTCTTTTTTCATTTTGATAACTTCGGCTCTGTATTTTTCAATTTCCCATCTACCATCAGCAGTAGCTGGAGCAAAACCATTCGCAACTTGAGTAGCGTTTGTATTAACAAATTTAACAATTTCTCTATCAAGTTCTGCTTGAACTTCGTAACTGATAAGATTCATAAGTTCATCATCAGCAGCTAAACCGTGTTGTGATTTTAAATCTTGGTACATTTCAACTGAATATTTACCTTTTAGAGCTCTTGATTTAGCTTCAATTGCTTTTCTTTTAACATCGAAACCAATTTCATTCATATCATCACCAAGTACTTCAGCTTGTGCTGTTGTATATGGTCCTGTATAATTTTCTAAGATTTGACCAAAAGCTGCTTCATTTGTATATACTGCAGTAATATTACCATCTGATGGTGAAGTAATTGGACCTACTACCAAAAAGTTACCGGGTACGCTAACAAGAACTTTTGAACCTTCAACATAAACAGCAAGTGCATCAGCTGAAGCACCAGCAGCATCATGACCAGTTATAGTATCACCAACGTTTACAGCTACATCAATATCAAGAACTTGACCTTTATCAGTAGGCGCAACAGTTGTGTCATTTTTGTTACCAAGGTATCTGTTTGTCAATGCATAGATAAACCCAGTTGGTAAAGCCATTGGTTGTACACCAAGCAATTCATTAGCAATTAGGTTAGGATAAACACGTCTAACCAATGGCATGATAATTGGCGTAAATTGTGCGATATCAGACGCAACAGACCCTTCTGATAATACTTGCTCTGCTTCTTTTTCTGCATTACTAAGCATCATCCCCATGTAAGACGCTTCAACACTTGAAAGTGCATCATATTTTGTGCTTTCAATTAATGATTGAATATTTTCATTTAATTTCATTTTTTTATTCTCCTTTATTATAGTAAGTGACTAAAAGACATTACAACGCTTTCAGCTGCTTTTTTAGAATCTTTTGTTGTACTTGGTGTACCTATAACAGATTCACCGACTATTTCTTTTGATTTATCATCGTCTTTAACAAAACTTTCTTTAATTGTTTCCAATTTTTGAATGTATTCTTCAGATTTGTCAAATTCAACCAACTCAGCAAGTTTTCCGAATTTTTCAGCATCTACTACTGATAAACCCTCTTTCATTTCAGCAATAATACCCATTTTCATGAGTTTGTTTACTTCTTTTTCCAACTTGATATTTTCTTCAACAAGACTATCATATTTTTCGATACTTTCATCTATTTTAGATGATTTTTCTGTATCTTGTACTGCTTCAGTTATTTTTGCTATATCGACACCTGTTGAAACAACCATAGCTTCCATAGCTTCGATAATCATATCAGCTTTTTCTGCCTTTACTGATTCTTCCAAAGCTTCTTTTGATTCTGTAACAAAATCGTCTACTACCTTTTCGAGGTATGCATCTACTTGATCAAGTAGTTCTTTTTGTTTTGTTTCAGCTTCTTCTTTAAGAACTTTTTGAAATTCTTCGGCTTTTTCTTCTAATTCACTGACTTTTTCTTCAATTTTTTCTGATGCAATTTCTGCTGCTTTTAACTCAGCTTTGCTTTGCACCGCTTCATTGAATTTTTCAGTCAATTCAGCTTTTAATTCATCAGTGAATATTTTTTCATCTAATGACTCAAATAACTTTTTCATTTGCTTCTCCTGTGTATTTTTAAACTTAAGTTATACTTTATTTATACTCTTTAAATCCTAAATAGCTGTTAAATTTAAAGTTTTTTTAAAGTTTTTACTAATACTTTTAGATTTTTAAGGTCTTAAAGTCTTAAAGAACTTTTATATATTTATAAAAACTTAAAGAACTTTTAGATTTTTAAGGTCTTAAAGAACTTTTATATATTTATAAAAACTTAAAGAACTTTTTTATAAACTATTTTTAAAAGGTATCATCAAAAACTAAATGTCCTAGAACACCATTTTTAGCTTTTATTGTCATAGCATTATTTGAAGTTTTTACAACATTTACTTTTGACTTGATACTATCAAAAACTTCATTAGCTGCTTCAGTTGATTTATCAATATTAAATTCATTTATTTCAAATGTTTCAAATGTTTCTAATATTTCATTAAATTTTTGTTTAGCTGCTTCTTTAACTTGTTCAGGAGTAAATGTTTCACATATACCATCTTTACAAATTTTCATTTCTTTAATTTGGCCTTCTTGGACTTCAAAGTTTTTACCACCAATTGACTCATTTAAAGATTCTGTTATACCACTTAAGTTTGCATTATAATCTGATGGGTCTGTTACGATATCATAAGTAACAAGTTGAAAATTCTCAACTATACCACCTTTAACGCTACCCACACCTCTTGAAGATACTCCTATTTTCATACCTTCGTCTATCAATGCTTTGATTTGATTAGTTTCTGGAGAATTGTTATTAAGTATTTTTGCTTTACCTTTAACAACCCCGTCTTCCATTTTCAACTCAACAATCCTCATAACAGCTTTCATTTTATCAACTGTTGTTCTTGCTGGATGTTCATTCTCACCAAATGAATTAACTGTTACATTTTTTATCTCATTTTGGTATCTAGCAACTTGTTCTTCCCATATTTTAGCTGGGTAAATTCTTCCATTTCTATTTTTCTTATCGGGTGTACTAAAAATACCTTTGATGTAATAATTTTTAACTTTTAATCCTGATGACTCATGTAGTTCTTCTTCAACTGTAGCGTCAAGATTAACTGCATCTTCTACTAGAAATTTCATATCTCCTCCTATTTACTGATTTTATAATATCTAAAATCATTGATTTCCAGATATTATTCTTAACTCAATAATGTCTGAAATTATTGATTTTCGGAATCAATTTGACTAATTTCAGCAAATTTTGACTTCATTTGCTGTATCTTGTCATAATCAGATACATATTGTTGTATTTCTGGTCTGTTTTTTAATTTATTCTTCAGCTCCGTTTTCACAGCTTTGCTAAATTCAGTAAATTTTTTATCAGACGCTAAATCTAATGTTTGAGTTGTTAGCTCCATATTAACCCTTTCGTATTTTGTTTATATTAGAAGTTATCACTTCAAATTACTAAAAAGAAGACGTGATTTGTATATCTAGTCTTCTATCATGTTTATTTATATTTTAGATTTTTTGAATATATTCTAAACATTGTCTAATTTTATGTTTTTTGAATACTAAAAACCTAATTTTCTTTTTGCTGTAAGTGCTTTCTGTTTTGCTCTTGTCCATAATGTTGTACTATTTGCTTTACCACCAGTAAAGGTTTCTGTTTTCATTTTTGCAGCTTGTGACAGTAATTCATCTGGCACTCTGACTCCATATTTGCTCATGCGTCCTCTGATATATAACCTTATTACAGGAAATACACCTATTGATTTAACTGTAGCTCTTAATTCACGATAAGTTATTCTTAGTGGTTTTTTCATTCGTATTCTTTTTCTGTTTCGGTGGAGAATGTAATTAACTAGTATTTGGCGTTTTGATATCGGCATCCAGTGGAAGTTTATTCCTAACAAGTATTTACTTGTAGTACTCAAAACCATCACGAATGGGGTTCTGTCATAGATATTATCTTTATCTTTAGCATCATATACAAATGTTACTAGGGCACCAGGCTTTAATTCTTTTTGAATAGAAACTTTATTCTTTTTAATCATATTTTTAAGCATTTCAACAGACTCTTTAGGAGTAAGTTCCCTAGTACCTAATTTTTTTACTTTGTCGATTATGTTTTTTAAACCCATTGTTTAAGCCTTTTAACTTGATGTTTACTTTATTTAGTTTGTAAAAAATTTAGTTTAACATAAATTTTAGATACATCTGAAATCCTGATAACATTT